CCGCAGCCGCAGCCGCAGCCGCAGCCGGGTACGTTATCTCCGCTCAGGTGATCTGGGTCAAGAACAACGCGCAATTCGTCACCTCGGCCCACTACAAGGGCAAGCATGAGCCCTGCTACTACGCTCACCGCAAGGGCTGCTCGGCGAAGTGGTACGGGCCGAACAATGAGGTCACCGTCTGGGAAGCCAACCGGGCGAACAAAAACGAGTGGCACCCAACCCAGAAGCCGACCGAGTTGGGCGAGCGCGCCATGCGCAACAGCAGCCCCGAGGGCGGTCTCGTCCTCGATCTGTTCGGCGGCTCCGGGTCGACCCTGATCGCTGCGCACAACACTGGTCGCCGCGCGAACCTGATGGAGATCGAGCCGGCCTATGCCGATGTCATCTGCCGCCGCTTCGAGAAATACGCCGGCATTAAGCCCGAGCGTGTCCTCCCCGACGGCACCACCGAGCCCGTCAGCTTCACCGGGGAGTCGTGATGTCCTTGCGCGGCCTGCCCCCGCCAGCGCCCCGTCCGGGCAGCGTCTCCCGCCACGCCCGTATCTCGGGGATGCGGGACGGCAGCCACCCGGCAACCGGGTGCGTCCGGCCGGTGAGCGCGTCAGGCGCGGGGAAGCCGGGATGCCGCAGCCGCCACGTCTTCACCGCCGACGCCGAGACGCCGAGAAGCGCCCCGATGTCGGAGACGCTCAGGTACTGCTCAGGCACGGCTTCCTCGCTGAGAAGGGGTGAAGCCCCGGCCGGCGGGCGTTCATGCACCGCCGCTTGCGCTGGCTGGCCATCGTGTCCTCGGCCAGACCGGGTTCAGGCAGGGGAGCTGCAGGCTCCCGCCCTGAGGACCGTCACCGGCTCGCCCTCAAGATCCCGGTCCGTCAGCCCTCTGTTCACGACCATACCCCTGCCGCGAAACGTTGTCAACACATGGGCGCAAAGTTTGGACCACCAATGACCGCCCGCCTCGACCCTCCGGCCCACTACGATGACGAGCGCCGCCAGATCTGGGCCGAGACCGTCACCCGCCTCACCTCCAGCGGCCGGGTTTTCCGCGCCGACCCCGAAGTCCTCGGCACCTACGTGGAGGCGGTCCGCTCCCACCGGCAGGCATCCCGCCTCCTCGCCCAGACCAACGTGATGATCACCCGCGACGGCATCGCGATGGAGAACCCGGCCCTCGCGATCCAGCGCAAGTCCGCCGAGGCGATGGCACGGGCATCGCGGTCGCTCGGGCTGGATCGCATCCCCGCTGACCCCATAGCGGATGAACCCCCCGGCGCCCCCATAGCAGCACCCGCCCGTCGCCGCTGGTGCGAGGAACACAAGCGGCACGAATGCCGCCACAAACGGCAGGACGGCACCCCCTGCCACCAGTACCGCCTCGTCGCCGGCCTTGACGTGTGCCGCAAGCACGGCGGCAAGACGATCGGGGAGCTGCGCGCAGACGGGCGCACGGCAGCGCTGGAGGCCCAGGCCGCCCGCGAACTGGCCCATCTCGACGTCCCCCCCGTCACCGACCCCCTCACCGAACTGGCCCGCCTCGCCGGCCAGGCTGTCGCATGGAAGGACAGCATGGCCGCCAAGGTCAACGAGCTGACCTCCCTCCGGTATGAGTCCTTCGGCGGCGGCGAGCAGCTCCGCGCCGAGATCGCCTTGTGGGAACGGTCCCTGGACCGGTGCATCTCGACTCTGGGTGCCATGGCCCGGCTGAACATCGAGGACCGGCTGGCGGGTGTCAGGGAGGCGACCGCCCGCATGCTGGAGGAGGCACTCACCGCGGCGCTGCAGAAGTCCGGCGCCGACATCGGCGGCCAGGCCGCGGCCCGGGAGGAGTTCAAGCGCCGCCTCCGCGTCGTGGCGTAGGCCGTGACCGTCCTCGCCCCCGACGCCGCCGACCTGGCGGTGCTGGACGCGCTCGACCGCAGGCTAGGGGACGCCCCGGCCGATCCGCGCGCCGTATGGCGTCGCACTGCCCGGCCCGAGCAGCTGCTACCGCCCGATGACGCGCACGCGGGCGGCTGGAGGGTCACATACTGGCAGGGCGGACGTGGCGCCGGGAAGAATGCCAGCTGCTCCAACGCCATGGCCGACTGGGTGCTGTCCGACACCGACGGCGAAGGCGAATACGGCATAATCGGGCCGACGTACGCCGATGCGTGGACAAAATGTGTCGAGGGCAAGACCGGGATCCTGCGGGCGCTGGGCACGTCGATGTCGGAGATCAAGGATCACCGCAGCAGGACCGTCAAGGCCGCGTGGCGCACCTACGGCCAGGTGGTCATGCACAACGGCATCATCATCTACGTCGACTCCGCCGCCGAGGGTGGCCTGCGCGTCCAAGGTCGGAACCTCAAAGGGGCGTGGTGCTCGGAGATCGGGCTGTGGGACAAGTGGGAGATGGCCTGGAAGGAGTCCGTCAACTTCGCCGTCCGCGACGGGCGGTCCCAGATCATCGCGGACGGCACGCCGAAGGCATCCCGCAAGGCCCGCAAGCTGATCCGCTCCCTGATCCGCGACGACCCCGAGCACGGCGGGGTCGTCATCCGCAAGCTGCGCACCCGCGACAACATCGCCAACCTGTCCGCTGCGTTCGTCCGCGCCGTCGTCGGCGGGTTCCGCGGCACCAGGCTGGAGATGCAGGAGCTCGAGGGCGAGCTGCTGGACGATGTCGCCAACGCGCTGTGGACCCGGGACCTGCTCGACTCCATCAAGGTCCCCGGCGTCGGCATGCCGGGCGGCCCGCCGATGCTGTTCAGGGCCTGCATCGGCGTCGACCCCTCCGACGGCTCCGAGGACAGCGACGAGCAGGCGTACACGGTGTTCGGCAAGGGCCCGCCCGATGACCATCACCTGTACGTGGGGGAGAACTGGGGCGGCCAGGAATCCCCGGCGCCGTTCGCCAAGCGGGTGATCCGCAAGGCCATGGAGTGGGACGCGACCGTCGTGGTGGAGAAGAACCACGGCGGCAAGTGGCTGACCGAGGTGTTCCGGCAGGCGCAGAAGGACATGGGGACCAGCGTCCGGGTGGAGACGGTGCACGCCTCCGACGCCAAGCGGGCACGGGCGGAGCCGGTGGCCGTCATGTACGACCGGTACAGCGACGACGGCCGCCCGCTGGTGCTGCACTGCCACCGCGCCTGGGAAGACGAGGACGGCCGCATGCAGGTGGATGAGCACATGCCGGAACTGGAGGACTGCATGGCCACGTTCACCGGGGCGACAGGGGAACGGTCCCCCGACCGCCTCGACAGCCTTGTCTGGGCCGCCTCCAAGTTCCTGCGCGAGTCGTTCGGCCCTCCCGGCTCTCCCGGTCCCCGCAAGTGGGCAGGATCCCGCGAGCTGGACGCCATCGGCCAGACGGAGGACGGCATGATGCGCCGCCGTCTGCGCGGTGCCCACGGGGGGGCGTACGACGGTCAGGAAACGCCTGCAGATGCACCGTGGGATATCGACGGCTTTGGCCCGCAGGATGACAGCCAGCAGCACCCGGAGAACGGGAGGAGGGGGAACGTCAGGGCATGGCGGTAACGGGATTGCCAGCGCGGTAGCGGGTGTCCTCGAATACATCGAAGTTCCGCCCGCAGTCGGGGCACCAGGTGAGGATGGCCGGCGCGCGGAGGATACCCAGGTCATCCGCTCCGCTGATGCCCTGCAGGCTCGCCCGGACGTCCGCCGGGAACTCGATGCGGAGCCGGTAGGCATTGCGCAAGACGCCATCCGGGCCGGTGAACATGGGTGTATGCAGGCCGATGTGCACGTCATGCCGCTGCCGGAACTTGCACAGGAAGTTACGCGGCGTGGCATCGGCGGGATCGGCGCCGAGGATCACGGCAACCTCGCGCAGCGCGCCGACTTCCTCGTCATCGAGGAACCCGGACCCGAAGTCCATGGACCCCACCGCGACGTCGAAGACGATGCGCAGCAGCCGGTCGCTGATCTCGGTCATGGTGCCCCCCTCAGTCGGGTCTGTATATACAGTCTAGCCGCACTCTGGCCCGAGCGTATATACACTAGAGGGCATGGCGAAGCGGCTCAAGACCTACCGTATAGACGGCGATCTGGACGATGCCGCCGCTGCCAAGGCTGCCCGGATCGGCTGCACGGTCACCGACGTGATCGTCCGGGCGATTGAGGAGTTCGTGAAGGATGAGCCGCCGCAACGGGTGCACGGCATCACGATCATCACCGACGAGAGGATGCCGCCCGGCACCGCCGCTCTCGTCAGCCGGGGCCGCGACGCGGTTTCGGTAGAGCCCTTCTCCCTCGGTGCCGAAGATGCCCAGCCCGAGCGGTCCCGCAAGCCCGCCGGCAAGGGCCCGTGCGAGCACCGCGTCCAGCCCGGCGCGTGGTGCAAGCGCTGCGGGCACCTGATCTGAGAGTGCGCGCACTGCACCGCAGCCGCTAAAATCAGCCCTGTCACTCCAGACCCCGGTGACAGGGAGATTCCGGCATGGACGAGGTGCCTGAACCGGAGTCCCGCCGCGCCCTCCACGACGCCCTCGTCGCCGAGATCGAGAACCTGGCCGAGCGGATCCGGGAGCTGACGGTCCAGATCGAGCGCCGGCCGCGGGACCGGGAGGACGCCGCCAGCCGGTTAGCCTCAACGGTCGCATTATGGCGCTGACCTGGTAGAATGGTCGCTACCGGGGCAAGATTTCACGCCCCCCGGGATGGTGATTGAAGCACCACCCGGGGGACTTGGCCCCGCACCTGTCGAGGAGGATGCGAAACCCATGCTCAACGCTACCGCCCGTGCCCGTGAACTGCGGGGCACCGGCACGTCGTTCAACGTCATCGCGATGACCCTGACCGCTGAGGGCTACCCTACCCCGAAGGGCGGTGCCTGGCACGGCAGTGGCGTGTTCCGGATGCTCCAGCCTCCCAATCCCGGACCCGGACGGGGGTTCCGCAAGCCGCACACCGAAGAGTCCAAGCGCAAGATGAGCGAGAGCCACAAGCGGAGCTTCGCCAGCGGGAGGCAGCCGACCCGGTACAACGCCGAGAAGACCCACTGCCCGCAGGGCCATCCGTACGACGAGGAAAACACCTACGACCTGCCCGGCGGAGGCAGGGGCTGCAAGGAGTGCATGCGGGAGCACACCCGCAAACGGCGCAGGCGGCAAGGTAAGGCCGAACGTCCGCCGTCCCGCACACCCGAAAGCGTCCGGCGGCGGAACGTGGCCAGGAAGACTCACGATCCGCTCGTCTACTATGCCGTGCGTGACGGGCTGGTCAAGGTCGGCACTACCGTGCATTTCCGCAGCCGGATGCAGGCACTGGGCGCCGAGGAGGTACTTGCGGTTGAGCCGGGCTCCCGCGAGCTGGAGCAAGCGCGGCATGCGGAGTTCGCCGAATACCAGGTCATTCACCCTGACCGCAAGGGCGATCGGCGCGGGCAGAACGAGTGGTTCCGGCCCGGCGAGAGGCTGATAGCGCACGCGACTGCCCTCCGGAGCGTCTACAGCGTGCCGGACTTCTCAAAGCGACCGCGCCACGGGCCTTACATCCTGGACCAGGAGGCCACCGCCATCATGGCGATGCTGCCGCCGCCCTTGATACCGCTCCGCCCGGGCACGCTGGAGCGGTTCGTGATCAAGATCACCGTTGACGGCGAATGCTGGCGCCGCAGCGCCTCGCTCGACGCCAAGGGCTACGGGCATTTCTCCCTTGAGGGCGTGCAGCAGGGGTCACACCGCGCCTCGCACGTGATGTTCGTCGGCGCGATCCCGGACGGCTACGAGGTCGATCACGTAAAGGCGCGCGGCTGCCGGTTCAAGGACTGCGTCAGGCCGGCTCACCTTGAAGCCGTGACGGGACACGTGAACATGCTGCGCGGCGGCAACATGGCCGCGATCCACGCCCGTGCCACGCACTGCCCAGCTGGCCATGAGTACACGCCGGAGAACACGTACATCATCCAGCGGCGGGGCGGCAGGACAGCGCGGCAGTGCAAGATCTGCACGAAGGCAAGGCGCACCCGGCGCGCGACGTCCCCGAAAGAGAGGCGGACCGGCGGCCGGCGCACCCCGCCCAGCGCCGAGACGAGGGCGCTGCTGAGCCGGAAGAACCGCGGCTACAAGCACACACCGGAGGCGGTTGAGAAGATCCGGGCAGCGGCGCTCAATCCTTCGGACGAGGCGCGGGCCAAGATGGCGGCCGGCGGTCGCAAGGGCGTCGCCGCCCGGAAGGCGGCAGGCCCCATGCCTGATGAGCAGCGCGCGAAGATCAGCGACACGCTCAAGGGCAACACGAACGCCAGCGGCAACGCCGGAGGCAGGCGGTCCGGGCAGGCGCTGGAGAACGTCAGGCTCGGGCAGCAGCGGCGCCGGGAACGTGAACGCGCCGAGCGGGAAGCCAGGGAGGCGACAGGGGCAGCCTGACTGCCGTATGCAGCGCCGGGCCGGGCATGTCGCCCGGCCTTCGCCATGTCCGCGTGAGGGGCGGGGCGCTACAGTAGGGGCGTCTGCACGTGCATCGGAAATTGCAACACGGTCAGACGCCCGGCACTGCTAGCGGTGGAGGAGGTGATGCTTTAGTCATGGTCGACACTCGCTCCGCGAAGATCATCGACTTTCCCGACCTCCCGCCGAAGGGCTCACGTGGCCCCGGCGGTAAGCGGTCCCTGATGGGACCAGAGATAGGAACCTCGTTCGATATGGGACAGCGCTTGTTCGCCTACTATTGAAGTGCGGAGAAGGCGATGTGTTCGATTATGGCTTACCACCAGCGAGGCAAGTGCAAGAGATTACAAAATAATGCTGGCCAGAAATGGCATGGCCGCAGCCATCGAGCAGGTTCTGACGCTCCCGATCAGGGGTGCCCCGTACACGATCGAGCCGTCGGGCGGCGACAAGGGCGAGGCGGAGTTCGTCCGGTCGGTGCTCATGACCCCTGATGAGGCCGGGGGGATGGCCACGCCCATCTCAGAACTGGTCGGCCAGATCACGGCCGGCCAGATTTTCCGGCGCAGTTTCTTCGAGAAGGTCTGGGGGCAGCGCGAGTCTGACGGGAAAATCATCTACCGCAAGATCGCCTACCGCCCGCCTGCCACCTGCCAGGCCAGGTACAACGACCGCACCGGCGAGAGCAACGGGTTCCGCCAGCAGGTGTGGCTATTCGGCGGCAATTTGATGCTGGACCGCAAGCAGAAGGTCCCCGGCTACGTCGATATCCCGAAAGTGCGCTCGTACATTTACACGCACGGCAAGCACCGGGAGCCTCTCACTGGTATCAGTGAGATGGAAGTGTCGCGATGGTGTTATGAGACCATGGCGAAGCTGAATTTCCTATGGCTCACGTTCCTGGAGGGCATGGCAATGCAGCGCCTTGTGGTCTACGGCAACGACCAGCCGGAGGCCACGGCCCGCGCCGACGACATCTCCCAGCTGCGCGGTTCCGGCGTCGTCGGCCTGGTGCACCCGGTCGAGGGCCAGAAAACATTCGAGGCCCTCCCGAGCGCCGCCGATGCGGGCGCCCAGTTCGCGGCATGTATGACCTTTTTGGAAAACTGGATGGCTAGCTCTGTGCTGGCCGGGTTCCTGCAGCTCAGCGGCGCGGCGGCGAAGGGAACGCGGGCGGGTGGCGGCGCGTCGGCCGGCTCCTACGGGATGTCGGAGGACCAGTCGAGCTACTACCTGGCGTCCCGCGAGGCGGTCGCGGCGGAGATCGCGGACTCCATCTCCCACGACCTGATCCGCCCCCTGGTGATGCTGAACTTCGGTGCGGACGCGGCGTTCCCGCAGTGGAAGTTCGGCCCGCTGCAGGAGGCCATGACCGCGGTGCTGTTCTCGATGTTCGGCACCATGGCGGCGGCGCCGAAGCTGAACGTGCCACTCGCGTTCATCGACCTGCTCACCGAACGCATGGCGACGATCCTGGACCTGGACGCCGGGCAGGTCCATGAGGCGCTGGTGTCGACCGCGTCGCAGCGGGCGGAGGCGCTGGCGGGCAACCCGCCGCCGGGGATGCCGCCCGAGGCAGCCGCGGGGCTGGGGCAGCTGCAGGGCATCGCGGCGGCGGGGACGGGGATCGCGCAGGCAGCGGCGGCACGGAACGCGGGGCAGGGGCCGCCGGCCGGGTCGCCGCGGTCGATGCCGCCCGCTCCGTCGATGCCGCCGCCGGCGGGGCAGCCGTCACCGCCGGACGGGAAGCCGCCGAGGACCGGGACGCTGGCAGGGCTGGCGGCGGGCCAGTGACCGACAAGACCGTGACGGATGTCCTGAACAAGCTGTGCAAGTGGCGCAAGTTCTTCGCCTCCTGGCAGCTCGGCACCCGGCCGGCCGACGACGGGGAGTACAAGGCGGTCGCGCACCACCGGGAGCTGTCCATCCTGCTGCGCGCCGAGCAGTCGGCGCTGACGGGGCTGATGATCCGCAAGGGCGTGTTCACGCAGCCCGAGTTCCAGGACGCGCTGGAGGCCGAGGCGCAGCGGCTCGACCACGATTACGAGGAGTCGTTCCCTGGCTGGCGGTCGCTGCCGGACGGCCTGAGCATGAAGATGCCCGAGGCGCTGGAGACGATGCGGAGGCTGGGGTTCCCGCCGTGAGCGCGACGGAACTAGAGAGGGCGCTGGCCGGCCAGCAAGCGGCAGACGGCCTCATCCGGGACATCCTGGAGGCCCTCAGCCAGCGCGGCGGCCTGTCCCTGGAGAGCGCTGTTGTCCCTGGTGAGCCTGCCAGGAATTACGAGCTTGCCGACCGCCTCGGCATCGGTCACGTCTTCGGACTCCGGGAGCAGCCGTGAGCCTCACCACTGACCCGCGCGACCCGCGCCTCGGCCACGGAGCGGACACAGAGCCGCAGGACCAGAACGACGTCTACCTGGTGCTCTCGGAAGCCGAGCGCAAGAAGGGCTTCGGCCGGCCGCTGTACCGCGCCTACATCCACCACGACCCCGAGTGCGGAGCGGTCACCAGGATGGGCGAGGCGCTGTGCGAGACCTATGCGCGCGACCCGTCGTTCTACGGGGCGACGTACTGCTGCCGGTGCCGCCTCCACAGGCCGGTGGGCAAAGAGGGCGAGTTCACATGGATTGACGAGCACGGGCACGATACGCACGTCCTAGTGGGCACCTGATGGCCGCCCGCGCCTTCACCGTCGAGTGCGCCGACCACGGGGAGATGGCCCGCGACGATCTCCGCTGCGGCTGGGTCTGCGGGGAGTGCAGGGCGTGGCTGCCGGACGACGAGGTGCGCCGCCTGGTGCTCGCCGCCCCGGATGGCTCGCCTGTCCCGCTGCCGCTGGTGGTGACGTGATGACCGACACCGCGACATACGACGCCCTCATGCGCCTGATGGACCAGGTTGAGGTGGTCGACAAGAAGGTGTCCCGGCTCCTGGCTGCCGCCGGGGTCGATGAGGATGACGTGCCCGCCCTCGGGGAGACGACGTGAGCGACAAGCGGAAGCGCGCCGCCCGTGCCGTCATGGCCGAGACGGGGATGAGCTACGCCGCCGCGCTGCGGGAAGCCGGCCGCAGGCACGCTGAGGCCAGGACGGGCAGCGAGGACACGGGGCCGGATCTGGCCGGCGTCCGCTGCCCGCACTGCCTTGACGACGGCCACGTCTGCGAGGACCACCCTGACTACCCGTGGGCGGTCAAGGTGGAGGGTCACGACGGGGAAGCGTGCGGCGGCGCCGGGATGCCCTGTCCTCGCTGCTGCTCTGAGATCCCCGCTGACGGCAGCACGTCGATCGCGGTGGCGTTCGTCCCCGACTGGCGGCGCGCGTGACCACCCCGCAGCCGCCCCCTGCCGGACAGCAGGTCCCGCCGCCGGACACCGGCACCGAGGCCGCCATGGTCACCACCCTGGCCGGGCTGCTGCTCACCGCGGTCAGCGTGGCGGCGATGCTGGAGGCGCTGAAGCTGCGGTTCACGATCAGGCGGGACCTGCAGCGGGGCCTGGCCGCCGCGCTCGGCGTCGTCCTCGCGCACCCGCCCCCCGTGACCGGCGTGATCGGGGCGGCCAGCGCGCAGACCTCCCGGCAGAACCTGGCCCGCCGCGCCCAGTTCGTGATGTCGGCGGGGAAGCGGCTCGCGGGGGATGTGCGGCAGGCCAGGGCGCAGGGCAAACCGGTCGCGCGGGCGCTGCTGGACGGGCTGGCGAGGGAACGGCGGTACTACGGCCTCCACGTCGCGGCGATGTGGAACCGGGCCACGGCAGCAGGGAAGGTCGACATGGAGGCGGCGACGCACGGGGACCTTCTGCGGTGGAACACGGTCCTTGACAGCCGGACCAGCCCTGAGTGCCGGGCGATGGACGGCAGGCTGTTCCGGGCCAGCCGGATGCCGGCCATAGGATTCCCGGGCGCAGTTCACCCGTCGTGCCGATGTTACGCTACGTCACCAACCGAGCACCGGACGTATGCGGCGGCGGCATGAGCACGGACGCCGGGCGCGAGGCACGGCCCGCCGAGATCAGCGAGGAAGAGTTCGAGGCGGCCAAGGCGGACGCATTCAGGCGATGGGGGGCTATCCCGCCGAGCCTCCAGCGCGTGATCGACCTCGGCGGCCGGTTCGGTCGCGCGGACGCGCTAGCCGCCGATGGAGAATGAGTCATGATCAGGCATGCGTACGGCCACCTGCTGCTCGCCGTGGCATGGCTAGCGGGAGCGCCCGAGCGCGACCTGGCGCCGCGTTACGCCCGCATGCCCTGCAAGCACGGGAGAATCCTGCACGGGAGGGCATCATGACGGTGACGGCAGTCAAGCCGCAGGCAGGTAAAGTCGCATCCGGCCGTCCTCCTGCGGGGTACCCAATCCAGCCCGGTCAGAGCGGCATAGCGAGGGCAGCGGCCAGCCGGGGCAACGACCCGCACGCGGCCCCGGCGCCTCCTGCCCGCCGCCGCGGGCTTACTCCGCTCACGCCGATGAGGCAGCAGGCCGCGAAGTCCATGCGCCGCCTCGCCGCCAGCGTGCAGCAGGAGCACCCCGACCTCACCGTGCACCAGCACGTCAGGGACGCTGCCCGGACGCTCGAATCGGGCAACGAGGAGGCCGCCCAGCGGCACCTGCGGGCGGCCATGTTCGCCCTGACCCCCCAGTCGCTGATGCGCAACGGCATCCATGTGGACGACCTGCACATCGCGGCACGGCAGGCAATGCACGGAGTCCACCGCCATTTGCTGCTCGTCAAGGACATCGCGGATGTCGGGGAGCGGAACCGGGCCGCCATCGCGAGGCACGCGGCAGAGGATGACACGGCGTCCCCGTCGCTGCCTCCCGCCGGGCCGCACGCAGACCCGAACGCGGGATACGGCCCGGGAGCGCTCGCCCAGAAGCCGACCCAGCGGCAGCCGGGAGGGGACCGGGCACTCAACGCCCCGGCGAGGATGAACAGCGGGGGGTCAGACCCGGCCGTGGCTGATCCCGTGGGGCCGCAGCCGAAGGGGAGCAAGCAGTTCGCCCGCACTTGGGATGAGGTAGCCGCCGTCATCGAGATGACGGGCCCGAAGGGCTACGAGCACGGGTGGGTCAAGCCCGGCGGCATCCTGTCCGGCCCGCATCCGGCCGACCGGATGACGGTCGCCACCGACAAGCGCTCCGCAGCCAAGAGCCTGTCCGATGACGACCTGAGGGCCGCGCACGGGGAACTGTCACGCCGGGCTGCGCTGCTCGGCAAGCCAGGGCAGATGTCCAGGGGGCACAAGGCCGTAGCAGCCGAGATGCAGCGCAGGAGCATCACGCTCGCCTACTCCTGGGATGACCTCGCCTCCGTCGTTGAGCTTTCCGCCGAGACGGGGCGGCTGGCCGTCACCCCGGACCCGTACGGCAAGCCGGGCGGGCCGGGACTGTACAACGTCAAGGGCCTCAAGCACTCCGACTACCTCGAGCACGTCGTCCACGCCCTGATGCGCAAGGGCATGGACAAGGGCAAGGCGACCGCGATTGCCCGGGGGTCGATCCGCAGGTGGATGGTCAAAAGCAAGCACCCGGAAGTGAGGGCTGCCGCTGCGGGGGCTGAGGCGGAGGAACTGAAGGCCCAGGCCCGCGCGCACGCCCATTCGGTCACGTGGGATGACCTGGCGTCGGTGATC